ATGCTCTACAAATTATAGAACAAATTTTACCTTATTTTCAACCAGCATTTAATGTAACTGTTGATTTAGTTGAATCTATTGGAGAAAAAAGAGATATTCCAATGATTTTAGACAGTATTTCATTTCAAGATGATTATGAGGGAGATTTCTCAACAAGAAGAGCACTTATCTATACATTGTCTTTCACCGCAAAAACATATCTATTTGGTTCTATTGCAGACAGCACAGACGGACTTATCAGAAAAGTTCAGGTCGATTTATATACAGGAACAGATACCTCCATTGCGAAACGAGAAATGAGATATACAGTAACTCCAGATCCATATGATGCAGATCCAGATGATGACTTTGGATTTAATGAAACATTAGAAATTTTTTCTGATAGTAAAACATATAGCCCGACTCAACAAAAGGATATTTAAACTAATATTATGAAAAACAATTATGAGAATTTAGAAAAAGCATTAAATGTAGAAAGTAATATTGTCCAGGTGGATAATTCAATTACTCCTATTAATATTATTCCAAGTCATAACGATGATATTAAAAAAGATTATGAATATACAAGAGCAAATTTATATTCACTTATCGAAAAGGGGCAAGAGGCAATTAATGGAATTATGGAACTTGCAAGTGATGGGGGAAGTCCAAGAGCATATGAAGTTGCTGGACAATTAATTAAGAGCGTTGCAGACACTACAGATAAACTTATAGATTTACAGAAAAAATTAAGAGCTGTTCAGGACGATAATACTAAAATATCTAACAACATTACTAATACTGCGGTATTTGTTGGATCAACATCCGAATTATCAAAAATACTAAAACAAGGTTTTCTAAATAATAAAGAATAAAACATATTTTATAAATGGGTTCTCTTCATAAATGGTTTAAGGGATCAAAATCAGTTGATGGAAAACCTGGTTGGGTTGAAGTTATTTCCGGAGAACCCTGTGCTCGTGAAGAAGATGATGAAGATGAAACTCCAAAATGCGTTTCGTCTGATAAAAGGGCAAGTTTGATTTCAAACGATCCACTATCAGAAGAAATGGGAATAAGATATTGCCCCAAATGTGAAAAGGATGAAACCAGAGATGAATGTAAATATGGACCGAAATATTGGGATATGTTTTCATCCCCTTCGAGTCTTTCTTCAAATCAAATAAAGTTTAGTATTGCTCAGGTTCATCCTGCAAATGAGTCCAAAGAATATAAACAGATAAAAGAGAATCATAAAGAGATTGAAAGTGGTAAGGAAAAGGACGATGAAGGATACATGGCAAGAAGTGAGTTTGGTACGATTATGAAGGCAGTTTCTTTATTAAGAAAAAATATAAAAAAAGGAAATCAACAACTTCCCGCCTGGGTCCAATCAAAAATAACTAAAGCGACAGATTATATTGATACTGCCTCAGATTACCTTGATAGTGATGAAGAAGTATCTGAGGCATGTTGGGACGGATATACTGCAAAAGGTATGAAGAAAAAGGGTAAAAAAATGGTTCCAAATTGTGTTCCAGTGAAGGAGGAAATTAGTTTTGACATTGGGAAACCTTCTAGAGGTATTGGTGCTTTGACACCATCTGCTGCGGCACAACTTGGACCAAAGGCAGTTGATTTGCAAAAGAAAAAGGCTGCTGCTGTAAGTCTTCCAAATACTTCTGGTGTTAAACTTGCGGATTCTTACAAATTAAAATCATATTCAAAATTCATGATTGAGGCATCCGCTGCATGGCAAAGAAAAGAAGGTAAAAATCCAGAAGGTGGTTTAAATGCTGCTGGAGTGGCATCTTATAGAAGACAAAATCCAGGATCAAAATTACAAACTGCCGTTACAACAAAACCATCAAAATTAAAACCAGGATCTAAGGATGCTAAGCGTAGAAAATCATTCTGTGCTCGTATGGGAGGAGTTGATGGACCTATGAAAGATGAAAAGGGGCGACCAACGAGAAAAGCATTAGCACTAAGAAAGTGGAATTGTTAATATGGCAATTGAGGATATTCAGCTTCAGCAACGAGATGCCTATCTATCTAATCCAAATTTAAAAAGAGCAAATACTCAGATTCAGTGGTCTGAAGAGCAAATTATTGAGTTTTTAAAATGTAAGGATGACCCAGTATATTTTGCAAATTCTTATCTGAAAATAGTATCGTTAGACTATGGACTAGTTCCGTTTACTTTATACCCATTTCAAGAAAGATTAATTAATAATTTTCATAAACACAGATTTAATATCTGTAAAATGCCTAGACAAACTGGAAAATCTTCTACAGCAGTATCTTATCTTTTACATTATGCACTATTTAATGATAGTGCAAATATTGCAATCTTAGCAAACAAGGCATCAACTGCTCGTGATTTGCTTCAGAGATTACAACTCGCTTATGAAAATTTACCGAAATGGATGCAACAAGGTGTTCTTCAGTGGAACCGAGGTAGTTTAGAATTAGAAAATGGATCTAAAATTATGGCAGCCTCAACATCAGCTTCTGCTGTTCGTGGGGGTTCTTATAATATAATATTTCTTGACGAATTTGCATTTATTCCAAATCATATTGCTGATGATTTCTTTGCTTCAGTTTATCCAACTATTTCTTCTGGAAAAACTACAAAAGTTATCATAGTTTCTACACCACGAGGTATGAATCACTTCTACCGTATGTGGCATGACGCAGAACGGGGCAAAAACGGATATATACCCACAGAGGTGCACTGGTCAGAAGTCCCTGGTAGAGACGAAGTATGGAAGGCACAGACAATTGCAAACACTAGTTTAGAACAATTTCGTGTTGAATTTGAGACTGAGTTTTTAGGTTCAGTAGGGACTTTAGTAAATCCTACTAAACTTAAAGTTTTAGCATATGACGATCCAATTAAGAGAAATAAAGGTTTGGATGTCTACGAAAATCCAAAAGAAGATCATAGTTATTTAATTACGGTTGATGTTGCTCGTGGGATAGGAAATGATTATTCGGCATTTGTAGTATTTGATATTACAGAATTTCCATATAGAGTTGTTGGAAAATATAAAAATAACGAAATTAAACCGATGCTATTTCCAAGTATCATTAATGAAGTTGCAAAGGCATATGATAATTCTTGGATACTTATTGAGGTTAATGATATTGGTGATCAGGTTGCAAATATTTTACATTTTGATTTAGAGTATGATAATATTTTAATGTGTTCTATGAAAGGTCGTGCCGGTCAAATGGTTGGATCTGGATTTAGCGGTAAGAAATCTCAACTTGGAGTAAGAACAACTGCGGCGGTTAAAAAATTAGGTTGTTCTAATTTAAAATTATTAATTGAAGATGATAAATTATTTGTGTCGGATTATGATATTATTAGTGAGCTAACAACATTTACTCAAAAACATAACTCATTTCAAGCAGAAGAAGGGTGTAATGACGATTTAGTAATGTGTCTTGTAATTTTTGCTTGGTTAGTTGCTCAAGAATATTTTAAAGAAATGACTAATAATGACATTAGAAAAAAAATATATGAAGAACAAAAAAATCAAATCGATCAAGATATGGCTCCATTTGGTTTTATTTTAAACGGGTTAGAAGAAACTGCAGTCTTTGTAGATAAAAACACTGGAGATAGATGGTTAATTGCAACAGAAGAAAATAAAATGGATATGGAAGAAATCTGGAATGTAGATGAATATGGAAATAGTTCATCTACCTGGTACTATGGATAAATATATCAAAGAGAATGAAATTATAAATACTTGTAGAATAATTAGGGATAACACGGAGAATAAAGATGCCGCTAAATTTAGCATCTCCTGGTATTGTAGTAAAGGAAGTTGATCTAACCTCAGGTAGAGTTCAACCATCTTCTAACAAAATTGGAGCAATTGCTGCACCCTTCGCAAAAGGTCCTGTTGAGTCTCCAATTATAATAGAAAATGAAAATGAATTACTAACTAATTTTGGGCAACCATATTCTACAGATAAGCACTATGAGAATTGGATGGTTGCTTCCTCTTATCTCGCATATGGAGGATCTATTAGAGTAGTAAGAGCAGATGATGAATATATGAAAAATGCCTTTATTGGGTCTGCTAGTAGTGTAAAAATTAAAAGCTTAGATCATTATGAAGAGCTTGGGTATGATCAAAATACTCTTACTGACGTAGTTGTTGCTGCAAAAAATCCAGGTTCATGGGCAAATGGTATTACTGTAGCAATTATTGATTCAAGAGCAGATCAAATTTTAACTGTTAGTTCAACTACTGGATTATCAGTTGGTTTGGGTGTAAGTCAAGCAGTTCCAGCAAATACAGTTTTAGCTGGTGCAGGAACAACTTCATTACTTACCGGATCCTTTAAGGG